GTCCGCTGTTCGTGTCTTCAAGAACGCCGTGTCATAGCTCTGCATTACATATTGTAAAGGTGGGATATTTCCCCGCTTCCAGGGCTTCCACCACTCCCGCTTGATAATGGATGCAGTATCCAAAGTCGGGCACTGCATATACTGAGCATTCCATCGAGTAAGAGGAATAGAGGCCTTGACCTGCTCTAGCTCGTCAAGCTTCCAATACTCCGGCCATAAAGGACTGCCACTGGGCAAAATTGCCGGAAACTCAATCAGATCCCACTGGTCCGCCTTCACATCAATAGACGACTGACGTAGCAACCGGGCAGTCAAATCCTGATCACTCCAACGGGTCATAACCAAAATAATGGTGCCCCCCGGCTGTAGCCGTTGTCTTGGACCCGAACTGTACCACTCCCACGCACTCTCCAGCGCATTCGACGACATAGCGTCCTGTTCGGAGTGAGGATCATCAACAATAAACAAATCCGCACCGCGCCCCGCAATAGATCCCCCCACACCCGCCGCATAATACTCTCCGCCGTCATCCGTCTCCCATCGATACGCCGCCTTGGAATCCGACCGGAGCTTTGTCGTAAATACTTTTTTGTACTCCTCCGATTCCATCAGGTTTTTTACCTTGCGGCCAAACCTCACAGACAAGTCCGCAGTGTGTGTCGCCTGCATAATTTTTAAATCCGGATTTCTCCCAATCATCCACGCAGGAAACAAATGGCTCGCAAACTCCGACTTCGTATGACGCGGAGGTAAGTTTATAATTACTCTCTTCAAAGTTCCGTTAGCCACGGCCTCAAACTTCTTAGCAATAACCTCGTGATGCTGGCCCGGTATAAAATTAGGCCACACAAACCGCACAAAATTAAGAAAGTTTTTCTGCGCTGACTCGTACGTTATTAACTCGCAGTCTCGTCGGGAAAGGGCCGCGTACTCTCTCAGCGCCTCATCAGGCACAGAACGAAGGTCTTCAGTTATTAATTTCAACGGTGCCTCAAAGTAGCCCTGTTCGTCTGAGGATTATAACGATACTCCGTCTTGGATCTCCCAGAGGCAGTGGCTGCACGATCTATAGCCCGCTCCTGAGCAGTCATGCGATTGCGCCTCTCGCCCGCCGCAGTCAACGTCCCGTCGTCATTCATATGACCACGACTCTTTAAAATCTGCTCGGCTTTCTCCCGAGATCCAACTTGATAAGACAGGCGATCTACAAGCTGATGCCGACCCATAAACTTCATGGTCATATGCATACCTCACAAAGAACTAGAGAATATCATCCATGATCAGAGGACAGCCGTCAAATGCCATCTGACAGTTGTATTCGATAAACTCGGAAGCTTCGTCCTCTGTCATCTGATCTCTTATTACAAGCACATCAATCATCTTATCATAAGAATATATTACCCGAAGCTCATGATTGATCATGGTTGTGCCAATGATCGCATCCTCAAAACCGTCCATAAGGACGGCTGTCGTATCAAAGTGTTCTGCACGTTCAGCTACTGCTTCACGAAGGGGATGGGTCTTTGTCACGGTGTCCTCTTTTTATTATGCCCCCCAGCCGCCGGGGGACCCTATAAACAGACTGTAAAAAGGGGGCCGGGGTCAATATCAAAAGTTTTATTTCCACATAACTTTCCGTGAAAAACAGTATATATGTCAGGCGCGCGCGCGAGCAGGGGTCGAATAGGGGGTCGGGGTCAATGGTTCGGTCGGGCTCGATCTCGGGATTTTCAATAGGGACCCGTGCCAACAGGTATGCACCAGACGCATAGCAGGTATGCGTAAATAATTGTTGACTTTCTTTTGACTATGTGTTAGTCTGTTTGTGTTAGATCGATGGTGATCTAGCACGGCTGTTTTACATTGTGGAGAAATACTATGGACAGCGACAACACGATTGTGAACGCGACTGCACTCTTTTCTAGTGGCGCCTCGCGCTTATCGAACAGCTTTCAGGAACTGGTCGAACAGCTTACGAAAGAACTTAAGGCTCACAAAGAACTTATCGATAGACTAGAGCAGAAGATAACAGATCTAGAACAGAAGGGCTCGCAGTCAGTCAGCATCAAGATAGATGGTGACGTCGGCGAAAGACTAGACGAGCTTGAGCAAAGACTCAACGACGAGCTTCACTCTGAAGAAGACATAAGAGAGTGGGCGCGAGACGAAGCTCAAGAGGTCTTGAGCAGCACGAGCTTCGAGATCACAGTCAACCAATAAAGAAGAGAGGGGATCTCTCCCCTCTCACTCTTTCAAGAAAGGAAAGAAAATGGAAACGTCGCAATATACACCAGAACGAGACCCTAATGGGAAGATGTTTATCTTAAGCATTGGATCGAGGGTTCAGGCACATCCCGCTTGTGACTGTTGGATGAGGGGAGATCGATACGGAACAGTCGTAAGGATCACGAGTAAATCAATCCATGTGAAGATGGATAGATCCGGCAGAACCCGCAAGTTTACATCCGGCCTTTTACATCCGGCCTTATTGCACAAAGGAGATACACAATGACCATCGCAGAAAAACAACTGATCCTCGCTAGCGTTCAAGCAACTTTCAATATCAGCATTGCCTTGCTCGATAGCAAAATGAAATATGCCTCCCTTGTTCAAAAATGCGATCTGATAAAAGAAAAGATTGATTTAATTCAAGCCTATGCCGCTCAGGTCTCAGAAATATGCCACGGGAAGGCTTAACAATGTCAGACCTAATCGCAGTCATTGACGCCTATCAGGTTTTCATCATTTTAGAACTTGCATAAAAGAAAGGGGAGAGAAATCTCCCCTTGACTTTTTCTTTATAGTTGATACATTGATATTGTCCCAAAGCAGAGGAGAAAGTGCAATGGACACGTTTACAGCAATCAATATAATCGAAGGCATTGAAGACGCAGAAGAGTTCGAGATTATCGAGGCCTGGCAATATCTGATCGATACAGGCATTGTCTGGAGCCTACAAGGTTTTTACGGTCGCACGGCGCGAGATTTAATTGAGACAGGCATGTGCTATCTCAACAATAGCGAAGAAGAATTCGCAGTCTAATCGAGAGCGGGGGCGCGAGCTCCCGCTCTTTTCTGTCCTTTAATCAATCAATGTCCTATTAGGACTTTACCGGCGCGGAGACGCATCATGATTACAAAAGCACAGCAACAAGCTATCCTCAGAATATACAATCGAGACACAAGTGAAGCCCCGTCTTACCTACAATTCCGTCGCAGAGTATTGCGCGGGTTTGACTGTCTTATGCTACCTTGGAAAGGCATGTGGATTGGGATTGAGACCGATGGTTATACTCACACGTGAGACTTTACCGGCGCACTGAAACTTTACCGGCGTGATTTCTCCACACGCCTCGCCCCCCGCGAATTTATTTTTGCGGGGGGCTTTTATTTGTTGACTTTTATTTGACTTGCCTCTATATTATCAGAGTAACGCAAACCAAGGAGAAAGATCATGCGTTCAATTTCCACTATCGCACGCGAGATCCGCGCAGACTGGACAAAGCCATACTTTGGCGCAGTCCCATACTTAAGCGCAATGCAGTCTCTCGATAGCATCGAGGATAACTATTATGAGGATAGCGGCAAATCCGTTGTTCTCTACTTTCTGGCGAACGCGCAGACTTGGAAGGGAGACAAAGCACGGGCGATAAAGGCCGAGCTTAAGAAGCTCTGCGGCATCAAATAAAATTAGCACTTTACCGGCGCATTGAGACTTTACCGGCGCGGGCCCGTTTCTCCACAAGCGGGCCCGTTTTTATTTGTTGACTTTCATTTGACTTGTGTTATTCTTGGCGCGTCAATTCCATAGAAAGGGAACATCATGACAACGTTAAAAGAAGCGCAAAGCGCAGGAAAAATTTCGACGGCTAACTCAAAGATGCCGGGCTCAACTTTCGGCGTGTCCGCAAAACATTGCAACGTAGGCGGCAAGCTAGCTCAGCTCAAGGGTTCGGTGTGCTATGAATGCTACGCCTTAAAAGCTCAAAAAAGATGGCCGTCGGTTGACATCGGATGGACCGGCAACTTGGACAAAGCCACGCGCATGATAAGCGCGGACCCTGCCCGCTGGATCGCTTATATGAGCTTCCAAATTAACAGGGCTTTCCTAAAGACCGGCGAACCCTTCCACCGGTGGTTCGATAGTGGAGACTTGCAATCGGTTGAGATGCTAGAGGCAATCTGCGACGTCGCACGCGCCACGCCCCAGATCCGCCATTGGCTTCCGACACGCGAGACAAAGATCATTAATGACTTTACCGGCTCGATCCCAGACAATCTTGTCGTGCGGATCTCGAGCCCGATGATTGATGACAAGCCAATCAACAAATACATATGGACGAGCACGGTCCACAAGAACAGTGAACCGGTCGGGCATGTCTGCCCTGCCCGTCACCAAGGCAATGCCTGCGGGTCATGCCGCGCTTGTTGGTCAGATGACATCCGAAACATCTCCTACCCCCTCCACTAAGGGGTAGTTACTCTTTGCTTAGCTTATTGATACTTTACCGGCGTGCGTGCTACTTTACCGGCGCGACGTTGACAAACCTCCCCTGTCCGTTGCCAACTGCCCACGGTTGAGCGCCTGCGCTCCCGTGGGTCTTTTTGTTTCACGTGAAACTTTACCGGCGCAGTCGGACTTTACCGGCGCGACTCATGAATTTTATTCATCTCTGAGCTGATGAAATCTATCAGGATTTGCCACTTTACCGGCGCACTGAGCACTAGATCTGGTGTCGACTGACCTTTGACCACTAAATCTAGTAGTTTTACACATGAAAAAATTTCAACGACCTCTGCCCGTGGACGGCTGACCAAGTTAAACACGTTCGGTAGTATAGTACTTCTTCTTGTCTGCCAAGCAATTTGAGGAGGACGCCACAAAGAGGCCGCTTGCAAAAGCTTGCGGTGTTCTACCTTGTTCTCAACCCAGAATTCACCAAAGGAGGCGGCTCCGTTAACGTCTGGAATACCAACGCCTGCCCACGCCTCAATCCGTGTCCAGTGAATCGTCGGTGTCGCTTTGCGCAGAGACTGATACATTTGTTTTTCGGTTTGGAACAAAGTCTATCTCCTTCGGGGGGAGCATCGCCTGCTTCAAAGCAGGGTATTGCTCTTGCAGCTTTTGAAGCTCGGCGAGCACCTCCTCACGGGACATCTGATCGATCTTACCAACAAGAATTTCAGAGCGGCTGATGTAGAGGCCTGCCGCCATGCCACGTTGTTTCTCTGCCGCCACGGCAGGGCCAAGGGCTTTCTGCTCGATGGCAAGGTCACGGAGGCGGGCGAGCTGGCTGATGTGCGACTCGTAGGTGACCTCATGTTGCTTTGCGAGATCTTTCTCAAGTTGACGGATGCGTTCAATGATCTTGGGGTTGTCCCGCCCGTTCATGAAGCGAGAGGCCACGACGGCAGGATCCTGATAGCCCGCCTTCTCTGCTGCTTCGGTTTGGTTCATAAACCCAAAGACAAAGTTGCGGCAAAAGTCCTCCTGTTTCTGGGTCAGCCCAGACTCGAGCTTGGTAAGCACGGTCTTGGGAGGGGCGACAGTCTTCACATAGTGGGTCTGCTTACGATCCTTCACAGTGTTCTCTTTCTGTTCTGATTTTCCCAGTAAGGCATTCTACTCAAAGGAAATTTTATTTCTAGAGAAAAGATCTTTGTTTCCACGCGCGGGGGGAACCTATTTGAACCTATCAAAAGTTTTGATAGAATATATCGTGTAAGCCTTTGAATATATTGATATAGTCATATATCGTACCAATCCAGTATATCTAATCCTAAAAATTTCTATTTGGGGGCGCGCGCGCAGATTCGGTTTGAAAAATGCATTTTCTCTAAAAGTCCAATATATGACTATATCAATATATTCAAAGACTTAGCCAATATATCCTATCACTCTTATAGTATAATATATCAAATGACCAAGGTCAGAGGTCACCGTACAACCACCCATGCACCTACCGCATAGCGGATATGCATTCTTACCACAACTCCTGGAGTTTACAATTTGTGCACAATCACTATGATAACCTATGTTGATTTGTTCGTAGAAAGGAACATCACATGGGTCTCGATATGTATTTAAGTGCCAAGCGGTCTTTTTGGTATGACGAAGAGCCACCGAAGCTTGAAGATATGCCAGAGGGCTTTCGTGTTCGGGGAGTATTCGCGGATGCCGCCTGTTGGCGGAAGGCAAACCACATCCACCAGTGGTTCGTGGACAACGTACAGGACGGAGTAGACGATTGCCGCCCCTATGAAGTGTCCCGTGATCAGCTTGAGGCACTCGTTGACCTCTGCAAAGAAGTCCTCACTGACCCGTCAGAAGCAGAGGACAAACTGCCTACGACAGACGGCTTCTTCTTTGGGTCGACTGACTACGAGCAGTGGTACAAGGATAACCTTCAGCTAACAATTACCCAGATCGAGAAGGTGCTTGCCTCCTTCAACGACAACTGGTCATTTGAATATCAATCCTCTTGGTAAGCTCGCAGAAAGGAGCACGCTATGGAACTGCACTTAAACTACCAGATGACC